CTACAACGTAGCTGTTGGTGATGAAGCTGGAACGGCAATTACTACAGGCGATAATAATGTTCTGGTGGGCTATGACGCTGGCAAGGCTCTTACAACAGCAAGCAGCAATACTATTATCGGGCATACTGCTGGTGATGCCGCAACAACTGCTTCTCCTTTTATAGCTATAGGTCATGCGGCTGGTGGGGCGGTAACAACTGGAAACGGTAATCTTTGTCTTGGGCAAAATGCTGGTGATGCTCTTACGACAGGGGGCAATAATACAGCTTTAGGTCATTATACATTACGGGGTATGACCGAAGCAGGACCAGTAGTTGCTGTAGGCTATAACGCTGGAAATGCTCATACAACAGGTGCAGGCTGTACCTATGTGGGTGCGTATTGTGGTGATGCAAATACAACCGGGGGATACAATACGTTTATTGGTGATGCAGCAGGTGGCGCAAATACATCAGGAGCTTACAACACTTTTGTTGGTCAGGCCACAGGAGATGCAAATACAACTGCTCAAGGCAATACTGCTGTTGGATATCAAGCTGGTACGGCAATCACCACAGGAAATCATAACGCTATATTTGGATATATAGCTGGTCAGGCTATTACAACAGGCACTTATAATGTTCTTGTGGGAGTAGATGCTGGTAAATTAATAAGTACCAGTAGTTATAATGTAATTATGGGCTTCCAAGCTGGTGATGCCATCACAACAGGTGAGAAAAATGTTGCTGTGGGATATCAGGCATTAGGAGGTAATACAACTGCTTCTAATAATACGGCTGTTGGCGATTCTGCTGGTTTAGCAAATACGACAGGAACAGGAAATACTTTTGTTGGAAATGCAGCAGGTGTTGCAAATACAACAGCATCTAATAATAGTGCGTTTGGTTCTCAAGCATTGGTAGCAAATACGACAGGGACAGGCAATACCGCTATAGGAATGATTTGTATGGCAGCTTGTACTACAGGCAGTACTAATGTTGGAGTTGGGGGCAATGCGCTTAATGATCTAACAACTGGTTCAAACAATGTAGTAGTCGGCGTTGATGCTGCTGATGTTTTAACAACAGGGGGTGCTAACGTAGCAATAGGAAAAAATGCTCTTGGCGCTCAAACAACGGCTAGTGATAATACGGCTGTTGGCGACCATGCAGGAGCTTCTATAACAACTGGGACAAGCAATGTTGCTTTGGGTCAAGCTTCTCTTGATGTATGTACAACAGGAGCGGCTAATACTGCCCTCGGTCAAAATGCGCTTGGTGCATGTACAACAGGCGGTGACAATGTTGCTGTTGGCCCTAATGCTTTAGATGCTCTTACAACGGTTGGTCAGATTACTGCTGTTGGCAAACACGCACTAGGTTCTAGCACTTCAGGGGAAACTAATGTCGCTGTTGGCTATAATGCTGCAGGTTCTTTAACAACTGCTTCCCAGAATACCTATGTAGGTCATGGTGCTGGTAGCACTCATACAACGGGTAATGAAAACACTGGTTTTGGCAAAAATTCTCTTGTTGGCCTCACAACTGGTGTTTGTAATCAGGGTGTTGGCGCTCACACATTAGGAGCAACCACAACAGGTTCGTATAATACTGCAATGGGCTGTTCTGCGGGTAATACCAATACGACAGGCAGTCATAACATGGTTTTAGGCCATAACTGTGATCAGAGTGCCGCAACAAATGTCCACGAAATTACTCTAGGAACGAATAGTCAAGTTGGTAAGGGAAGTAGTACAGCGTTTATTTCTCCGAATGGTGGAGCGGTTTATGCAGGAAATAACAGCGCAAATTTTTCAACGACTTCTGACAGACGAATTAAAAAGAATATTGTTGATAACAATATAGGTCTTGAGAAAATAAATCAGATTCAAGTTCGTAACTTTGAATATAGAACCCCTGATGAAATTGATGAATTGCCTAAACATGCTGCTATAGATAGTGAAGGCACTCAGTTAGGAGTAATTGCTCAAGAGGTACAAGGATTCTTACCGCAAATTATTAAGGAAGAAACAACAGGCTGTTTAAGTGTGGATGGTAGTGATATTAAATGGCTTTTAGTTAATGCTGTAAAAGAATTGTCTGCAAAAGTCGAAGAATTGGAGAAAAAACTAAATGGTTGATAATGAAACAAATGTCGTCAACATTGGTGGCACCGAATACGATCCTAGTGACCTTACGGATCAACAGAAATACTGGATTGTCCAAGTGCAGGATCTTCAAAGCAAGCGTCAAGCGCAACAGTTCCAGTTAGACCAAATCAATGTGGCCTTAGACAGTTTTATGACTTCATTGATTGAAAGCCTTAAAGACGATAACACAAAGGAGCAAGTAAATGGCTGATCGAGAACTTACGGCAGATGAAATTGCCGCAAACTTTTCCGCTATGGACGATAGTGTAACACTTATTAATGCAACTGTTGCTGATGATTCAGACGCATTGACACAGTTTGGCACTGCCGCTGAAGTCAAACTTATGATTACTCGCAACACGGACCATCTTGAGCTTCAGAAAGAAAAACAGTGGTACAAAGACTCCAGCAAAACTAAAACTAAGTACACAAAAGCCATTACGGATGGTAAAGCATACGTTGCTGGGTAAGATGAATGCCGCTTACCAGAGTTCAGTTTAAACCTGGTGTCAATCGTGAAAGTACGTCTTTTGCGAATGAGCAGGGTTGGTTTGACTCCGATTTAATACGTTTTAGAAAAGGCCGCCCTGAAAAGCTGGGAGGCTGGACAAAGGTTTCTGGAACTTCTCTTGCAGGAACGCCTCGTTCTTTAAATGCGTGGATTACTCTCGATGCTTTAAAGTTAATGGGCGTTGGCACCAACAAAAAGTTTTACATTGAACAAGGTGATTCGTACAACGATATTACACCCATTCGAGCTACGGCAACACTTGGAACCAATCCTATTACAACGGGTAGTGCTAGTTCAGGAGAAATTACAGTTACGGCTGCGGGTCATGGCGCAGCGGAAGGCGACTATGTTACCTTCAGTGGAGCTACAACTACAGATGGGATAACCGCCGCTCAGATAAATACAGAACACGTTATAACTTCTGTAGTATCCGCCAACAGTTACAAGGTAGATACGGGAGGAAGTGCTACTTCTGGATCTACGGCTGGCGGTGGTTCGGCTGTTATTGCCAATTACCAGATACACGTTAGTACGACTGAATCTGTTCTTGGCCCTGGTTGGGGTTCTGGTTACTGGGGTGGTCAGACGCTTACTTATTCCCAAACTACCTTGGACGGTGGCATAAACGCCAGTGTAACTTCGCTGGATTTGACTTCTGCTTCTGATTTTGAAACAGCTTCTACAACAACAAGTGCTGCTGTAGCTATCGTGGATACAACAATCAGTCTGGCTGATTCCTCTGGAATGCCAGCCAAGGGTACAATCAAGGTAGACAGTGAGCACATTTCTTACAAGACCAACTCAGGGACCGTTCTTGGTGACATCACAAGAGGCGTAGATGGAACGACCACGGCAACGCATTCGAGCGGTGCTACGGCCACTTTTGTTGGTTTAATAAAAATTGAAGACGAGTTACTTTTATACACGGCAAAATCAAGCAACACTTTAACCGTTATTCGTGGCTCAAGAGGCACTACCGCTGCTTCTCATTCTGATGATGTTATTGTCAAGGAAGCCAACGGTTTTTATGGATGGGGGGATGCGGTATCTCCGTTTACTTCCGGTGAGACGCGGCTGTGGTCGCAGGACAATTGGGGCGAGGATCTCATCCTTAATGTTCGTGATGATAACGTTTATTATTGGGACGCAACACTTGGCTTGAGCACACGGGCAACGGCCTTGAGTAGCCAGACAGGGGCTTCGGATGCGCCGACAATTGCCCGTCAGGTTATTGTGTCAGACACGGATCGTCACGTTATTTGTTTGGGCGCAAATACAATAGGAACAACGACGCAGGATCTTTTGCTTGTGCGCTGGTCAGACCAAGAGAATGCAGTAGATTGGACACCTAAAACAACCAACACAGCTGGTTCTCAACGTCTTTCTTCAGGTTCTGAAATCATTACATCTGTTGAAACACGTCAGCAGCTTTTGATATGGACAGATGCATCCATGTACAGCATGAGATTTGTTGGTGCTCCTTTTACGTTTTCATTTAATCTTCTGGCAAGTAATTCTTCAATCATTGCTCCAAAAGCGGTGGTATCTGCTGGTGATCGTGTGTTTTGGATGGATACAGAAAATTTCTTTATGTACGCAGGGCAAATACAGGCGCTCCCCTGTACTGTTCTTCGTTACGTTTTTGATGATTTAAATTTCGATCAAAAGTTAAAGATTTTTGCTGGTTCAAACAGGATGTTTGACGAAGTTTTTTGGTTTTATTGTTCTTCTGACAGTGACGACATTGACCGTTACGTTAAGTTTAATTATGCAGAGGGAACGTGGGATATTGGTTCCTTGTCCAGAACTGCCTGGGTTGATTTTGGTTTATTTAGTAAACCCCGTGGTGCAGGGACCGTGGACAGTTCAAATTACATCTATAACCATGAATCAGGGACCACGAATGACGGTTCCGCAATGACTTCGTACATTGAGTCTTCTGTATTTGACATAGGCGATGGAAATCAATTTGTGGCGATAAAGCGCATTATACCAGACATTGATATATCGAGCGCATCGGGCAAAGGCGTTGATTACGTATTAAAGACCCGTAACTATCCCGGAGAAAGTCTGACAACGAACTCAACGAGTACTGTTACCAGTACAACGACAAAATCTGATGTACGAGCCCGTTCCCGTTCTGCCGTGTTACGCATTCAAAGTAGCGATGATGATATTTCTTGGACCCTTGGTGATACTAGAATGGAAATTCAACCGGATGGGAGGCGGTAATGGCCCGTTTACTCGAAACGTCATTGCCTCTTGTACCCAGAGAATATGATTCGGATACAATGATTCAGTTGGTTCAGGTTATTGAGAATGCTCTTACGAGCAAGGAAATGCCGTCTGTTATAAGCGGCGAAGATGATACTAATGGTATTAACTGGTTTATGGACTAATGGCTTCTGCGTACAAAAACATAGCAAAATTAGTGGCTTCTACGGGAGATGTCACAATTTACACCTGCCCGGACACCACAGATGCCATAATTAAGAATATAAACCTTTATAATAGCCATAGCGGCACTATAGTAGTGTACCCTAAGATTACCGACAGTTCCGCATCTGTAACGGTTACGTTAGAGAAGAACAGCATAGGAACTCTCGCAGATACGTCCCTTGCTGGACCTTTCGTTTTAGAGGCCAGTGATACGCTTAAATTAAATTGCGATACGGCTGATAAAATTTACGTTTTTGCGAGCGTTTTGGAGCTTTCATAATGATTACGAATATATCCCAAAAAACAAGCGGCGAACCCAGCATTGAGTCTTTAGCCACCGGACTAGGAACATTAGGACGTTACGGCGATAACTACATGGTCCATGCTGCTGAAGGTGAAACAGTTGTTCCCAGAGAAGTTCTTGAAGCCAACCCTGGTTTGAAAGAAGATCTGTTTCGTCAAATGCAAATGGCGGGAATAGAAAACCCAAATCGCTACGTTGTTGGAAACGAGTTTAACTCGATTAACCCAGTTACAGGACAACCTGAATTTTTCTTTAAGAGAGTATGGAGGGCGGTTAAAAAAATAGGTAAAAAAGTTCTGCCTATTGTGGCACCAATTGTCGGCAATATGATTTTACCCGGTATTGGTGGTCTTATTGCTTCTGGACTTGTTACAAAGAT